CCCAATCAGAACTAGAGTTTAAACTGTGGTTAAAGAAAACATTGTCTGCCGCTCCATCTCCTGTGTAACCTTGTTTTGTTTTAGTACTAAGTAAGGGTACAAAATTCGTATTACTAGCAGGTTTTACAGTTAAATTACTAAAGGTAACAGTTTGACCTGTTGTTAAGAAACTATAAACATTAAATTTCAATCCTACGTTTGTGTCATTTACTATGGTAGCACTTTCGTTAAAAGAACCATTTCTTATATTAGCAGACGGAGAACCACCACTAGTCATCCAAAATGAACCTAGGTCATTAAAGTTTATATTACACGCTACATCTGCTCCATCACTACTAACACAATCATATGAAAGATTTATGCTTCCTGTTAATGAAATAGGTGAACCTAAAACAAAAGCTACGTCACTATCTGCTGTACTTGTTACTACTAAAGCTCCATCAGCGTTTATAGCACCTGTACAATTAGTTCCAACAAATGGTGATTTCTCTGTTATAAAGGCTGTATTAAATCCATTTTGATGATTATGTGAAGGTAAATCATTTAAAGTTGCATACCCAACACTAGTTACAGTTGCGTGATTTCCATTTCCACTAATGTCATATGCTCGTGAGTTATTACTACCTTCCGCTAATGGATAATGTAAAATTGTATCAGTTGAGCTATTACCAACAATTACATTAGATAATTTTCCATTAATAGTTCTACCACTAAAAACACCGCCTATTTTTAAAGTACCTGCTGTCATTAGTGTATCATTTGCAGTAAGTGTTTCTGTCCATCTTTGTGTTCCATCTGCTTCATAAGCAGTAAATGTAACATTACTTCCTGAACGAGAAGATACAATACGACTCCATTCTCCTGTAGGAATAGTATTACTTGCGCTTGTCGTGAAGGCTGTTCCACCTACCCTAGCTCTTAATCTTCCTGATGTAGCGTGAGTTCCTATGTATTGGTCAGCCGAACCTCCTCCACCTAATATTACTTCACCATAACTAATATGAGAATCAGGATAATAATAACATTCAACATACCAATCACCTCTTGGTGCAATAGAAGTATTAGATACAATTTCATCATCATCAGAATTTTCAAAGTCAGCACAATTAACACCTGTAAGCGCAACCGCTGAACCTTTTTGATTAGATAATGTTTTACCATCTAAACTTAGATTATGAATATGCGTACCTATCTCAGTTGATTTACCGCCACTAATAGGTTTTGTAAGAGGTTCTGTATTTGAGCCTGTAATAAACATTATTTACCCTATAGTACTTAATGGTGATACTTCAACATGAATTGTTGCTGAGCTGATTCCTGAAGCAGTAACTTTTAAATTACCTTGAGGACTAAAGAAACGTGCTCCGCCTGATGCGGTAAACGAATCTATAGTAACATCTGTCCCACCGACTGCATGAGATAGAGTTATAGTTCCACTTCCTGAAGCAACTGCTACTGCAATTACACCTGAACCACCGTTGTGTTCAACTGCATCATTTCCATTTGCTGTATAAGTCTTGACTAATGACATATCTTATTTCCTTTTTTTTTATTAATTAATAAATTCCTACACCACTCTGCATACCACTTGTATTAGTTCCTGATGTAACCCTTTGTATAACTAAAGGATTTCCTGTTTTGTTTTGTTTTTTACGTGCTTTTTTTGCAGGGGTTTTTACCGTCTGCGCAACAGGAGTTGGAGGAGGAGGTGCTACGGGTGGTGGTAATGGTTTGGGCGTTTCAGGCATACTTATGCACATATTATAATATCCTCTCGGTTTGTTCGATTAGTTTTTGTTTTAAAAAATTGACTACTGACCTTTGTCCATAATGATAATCTAACTCACGTAAAGTTTTTTCAGTTGTGAAATCACGTTTCGGAAACGCTTCTTCTAAATTTTTTATAAGCGTTTTAGTTACATTTGGGAAAGACCCCTGCACATCGGTTTTCATATATACCTCTCTTCTAAATATCTAAATAATATTGTTCTTCTAGTTGTTTATCTTCCTCTTCACACTGACGTTGGAGGTTTGCCATTGCTCTCCAAGCTACAGCCGCAAAATCTCCTTCGATAAGATGCCGCATTAATGCATCAAGCTCATCTTTAGATACGTCTTTATTCCAAGTTGGTGTAGAATGTTGAGACATACCTTTAACAGATTGCTTAGTTACTTCAATAATTGCATCAGGAAAATACTTAATAAATCCTGAATAGATGGGAACAGCTTTCCTATCTATCGCATGTTTACCTAATCTTCTATTGGTGGTTGCCATAATTTTATTTTCCCCTCTCCTGCATCATAATCATTAACCTGTAATATATAAGCCATCCTTGCATTTAGTAAAGCTTCTTCTTCAGTCATACCTGCTTTTTCATAAGCATCAACTACAGTCTTCCAACTTATTCCATTTTTATCAAGAAGACGCTGAGCAGTTTTTACTCCAATACCTTTTACACCTGAATAACCATCAGTAACATCTCCTGCTAAAGTTTGTACATAATGGTTATACTTAGCTTCTTTTGGAAGTATAATAAAAGTTTCATTTGTAATAAAGTTATACCAAGTAATAGGTAAAGTAGCAAAATCCTTATCACCACTTACTGCGATATTATCTTTATTAAATGTACATAGAATACCAATCATATCGTCAGCTTCCATATTTTCAGCAGTTACACAATCAAACTCAGTGTGCATCCATTCTTTTAGTTGTTTCATACCTAAAGGTTTTCTTTTACCTTTTCTGTGTTTTTTATAATCAGGCATTAAGTCATATCTAAAATTATAAGATGGACTAAATACAATATGTACTTCATCTAATCCTACTTTATTTTTTATTTTATCAATAAAGTTGTATACTTCTTTTTTCATTTCGCTAAAAGAAGTATGGAGTGTAAACAAATCTTCGTCCCACTGTGTTTCAACTTCTGTAGCAAACCCTACTCGGTATACTAACATATCACCATCTATTATTGCTTTTCCCATTAGTGCGTCTCCTTCCATGATTGTCCTATATGATATTCACCATCTAAAGGACAGTGAAAATTAAGATTAGTTCCTGCATTTTTTATAGCTTGTACAAACTCTTTTCCTAACGTAACTGAATCTGCCTCATTACAGGAAAATTGAACTTCGTCATGTACATTTGCGTGTAGCATATAAAATTTACTAGCTATTGCTTCAAACTCAATAAGAGCTTGTTTCATAATAACCGCTCCTGCTGATTGTAATAATAAATTTAAAGCAGAGTGACCTGACCTAGCAGGTAAATCTCTACCATCAAGTCCTTTTAATATACCAACAGACTCAACCTTTTGTTTTACTGCTGATAATAAATGACGAACCGCAGGAAGCTGACTAGTAAAGTTGTCTTTTAATCTCTTACCATCTCTAGAAGAACCACCAACAATTTGTCCAATCTTTGCATCCCCTGCTCCATATAGCCAACCATATATAAATGTCTTAGCTTGGTTACGAGTTTCTAATCCTGCAGCTTGTTGATTAACAGTATGAATATCATCTTCAACAATACGTTTACCATAAGCACCTTTATCCCAAGGATATAAATAATGTGCTAAACATCTAAGTTCTAAACCACTAGCGTCACAACCAACTAATACTTTACCTTTAGGTGGTATAAATAACTCTCTACATTCAGCGCCATATGGAGCAGATGTAGCAGGAACTTGTGCAATATTAGGAAACATATGTGAACATCTACCTGATACTGTACCATTAGTATTTACTTTACCATGTATACAATTATTTTTTAACATCTTTAACCAAGCATTCTTACCATCAATTAATTGACCAAGACGTTTACTAATTGTAAGAAACTCTAATAACTTATCAGCTTGTTCTGTTCCTATACTTCTAAGAACACTTTCATTAATAGCAGGTCGTTTACCCTCATAAGCTTGAGGTTTCCAACCTGACTCCATAAGTCGTTCAGCTATTTGGTCACGACTATTAGGATTAAAAGGTATCTCTTTAGTTTTAAATCTACCTTGAACAGCTTCTTTATAACCCTCTGCCGCCGCTTGTTTTTTAGTAGGAAACTCCATTCCATGAGGAGTAACCCAAATACGACTTTTCATAGTTTCAATTTTAGGTGGAAATACTTCCTGTAATTCATCTAACAATTCAACTCTTCGCATATTTAAAACTTTAGTAAGTTCTTCAGCTTTTTGTGTGTCAAATGGAAACCCGTTAACTTCTTGTTCTCTCATTGATGTCGCAAACTTATGTTCTAAAATTAACATAGGATTACTAGGATTTTTCTTCATAAGATATTCATATAACTTTCCCGTTACAATAACATCTTGAACACAATAGTCTTCCATTTCTTTGGACCATTCAGACCAATCTGTATCTTGACCAAAGTCTCCTTTATATTCACCAATCCGAATACCCCAAGATTTTAAACTGTGCGACCCAATAAGCTTTGGTTCAAATCCATCTCTTTGAAAATCAACATTTTTTATATCAGGGTAAATACAACGAGCCATAACTTTGGTATCCATAACATTAGGATGCTCAAAATCATACAACTTAAGTAAAGCAGGAAAATCAAAATCAATTCCATTATGTGCTACTAACACATCAAACTTAGTTGCATGTTCTAATCCTTCTCTTATCGTACGAAGCATTGGATATTTATTTTGTTCATTGTATCTGTGTGTTGTTTTATTATTTACATCGTATATACAAATACAATGTACAACTTCTAAATCTGACAAGTGCGTCCAATCTTGGATTGCATTTGTCTCTATGTCTATTACTCCTATTCTCATGTGTCCTTTCCTATTAACAGTAAATCTGTTATTTTTAATAATACACCCATTGACGTATCATTATCTCCTCCTAATCTTTCAGCATTAGTATCTTTTAATTTTTCAACTATAGCTTTTAACTTAGCAGTAGGTATAATCATAAATACCTCTCCTACATAGAAACACCAATAATCAGCTTCAGTGGTACTTATCCCACTAAGCTTTCCTCTAGACATATACTCAATAAAAAGATTTCCTGTTTTAGGTGCTTTCAAGTCATTTTTTACTTCAATAGTACTGTTCTCAAATATATTACCTAATTCTTTTTCAGCGAGTTGACCTACTTCGAGGTCATGTCTAAAGTTATTGCAATATTTCATATTAGAATCCTGTCTCCGTTTCGTCGGGTTGATGATTAACTTCTACTAATCTACCTGTCTCTGAATTATATTCAACATGACAAGCAATACCTGTCTCTCCTGAGAATCTATTTTTCAAGACTCTTACAGTTGTTCTATTTGCATTCTCTTGGCACTGCTGATTACGCTCAAGACCACAACAGATGTCACTCATTTGAGCAATACCTGCTGAACCACGTAACTGACTAAGATGAGTTCTTCCTCCGTCTTCATGTCCAATTCCTTGTGGTCTTTTTAAATGACTAACTAATATTAATCCTACTTTAGTTTCTTCTACTAATGCACGAAGCTTAGTCATAATATTATCAATCATACGACGTTCATCACCATCACCTAAACCTGATACAACAATACTTAGATGGTCTAAAACAATATATTCAACTTCTAATGCTTTACACATATATCTAATATGATTTAACAAGTTGTCCGATTCCATAGAACCCCAATGGTCATATAGAAAAAAGCGTCCGTTGCCTACAGTATTATCATAAGCTTGTTTATAATTATCATCTACATCAACAGGTTCTAAATGTAATAATCTATTCATCTCTAACCCAATAATAGAATTAGCAGTTCGTTCAATAGATTCCTCTAATGCAATATAACCAACTTTTTTATCTGTAGTTTTAAGTATATGATATATTATTTCTTTACATAATTGGCTTTTACCAATACCCGAACCTGCACAAAACGTAGAAATTTCTCCTTTACGACAACCATGAGTTTTAGTATTCAATCCTTCAAAAGGATAGGAAACTGTTTCAAACACTTTAGTTGTAGTTAATCGTTCATAAAGTTCTGTACCACATATAATATCATCAGGTCGCCAAACCTGTGCATCCCAAAATGCTGCTACTAATTCTTTACTTTTACTATTTAATAGCATGTCATTAGCATCTTTAAGAGGTAACTTTGCAACCTTAACTTTACCTATTGGTAAAATATGAGATGCATCTTCAACTGCTTTTTGTCCTACCTCATCCATATCAAACAAAAGGATTACCTCATCAAACTTGTTCAGCCAATCCATATGTTTTTTAAAAATGTTTTTTGCATTTTGTGCACCTGAAGGAAGAGATACAACAGGGTATTTGTTATCACCAACAACTTGAGAAACAGTCAAACAATCAATTTCTCCTTCGGTTATAGCTAACTTACGCCCACCATTAGGAAATAAATGTTGACCATAAAAATATTGAGGATTACCAATACATTTAAATGTTTTATCAGCAAATCTTAATTTCTGAGCAACTGCTTGTCTATCCATATTATAATAAGTAGCAACATGACAAGGCTTGCCATCCAACTCAGCTATTTTATAATCATACTTCTTACATGCATCTTCATTTATTTTTCTTGCGGTTATAGGTAATAAACTTCCTTTAATTAAATTTGAATTATAAGTAGTTTTAACCTGTTTATTTTGTTTTGTTGGTTTAAATTCACCGCAACTAAAACATTTGGTAGAACCGTCGGCATTAATTGAAAGAGCATCAGTTGACCCACAATCGGGGCAAGGTTGATGTGTCTTTATAAAATCCAATCCTTCGGTATGTTCTTGTGACACCATTTGAATCCTTTCTTATCGCACCATTGTGCGTATGTTGTGTTACTCCATTTACTCAACCTGTTGTGTGCATTCATGAAACAGAAACGTATATCTAAATCAGGGTGAGCTTCTCTAACTTTCAAGTGTTTAGTTCTATCGACACCTGTCCAATAACCTTTTACTTCAATAATTACCCCATTGGAAAGAATAAAATCGGGTTTATATTTCTTTTCCAATATATAGGATAAAGATAAGGTCTCATAAGAAAAGTTAACATCAGCTTTTTCCAAAGCCGATGCTACCATTTTCTCAAAACGAGACCTATACTTAGAAGTTTGGGCTTTCAGCTACTGAGTCCTCGATAATTACTTCGTCAAAGCTTTCGCCTTGTGTAAATCCTGACTCTTTTGTAAACCCATGACCGCCACCTTGATATTCAATTAGCTCTAAAATTTGAGCCGCTTTTAATCTAAGCGTATAGCCAAACCCTTGGCTTGGTACAAACCAAAAGTAAGGTTGAACTGATAACTTAATTTTAGACCCTGAACCAATATTTGGTTGGTCTGTAATTGGCTTAACTTCTGAATCATATAATGCAACTTTAAACTCAAGAACTTCACCTGATTTAGTGGTAGTTTTTGCAGCTTGTTTTGCATTAATTTCATAATCACCATCGTTATTAATTCTAACAGGTTCGTTTGCTCTAGTTAAAGATTCTTTACCTTTTGCAATACAATACTTGTTATACTCTTGGTCAATCATAGGCTGTAACTGTGCTCGAAAACTATTGTATTCTTCTTCAGTTACAGTCAATTTACAACTATACAATCCATCAGGATTGAATTTTGTGTCAGGGACAACTAATTTAGGATAAACTGCTGTTCCAACGGGTGTTACTATTACATTTGCCATGTTTTATTACTCCTTGTTTTAATTTAACTTCTCTATGAAAAGAAGTATTTACTATGAAGAACCTCAGACACATCAAAAGTACCATAATCAGGTATCTCAGGAAGGTCTAAATCTTCGTGACGGAGCAACATTGCTTTAAACTCACGTAGTAAGTCAACACTAAATAATGAAAAAGTTTGCTCACGTAAAATTCGAGCAAACTTATCACAGTTATTTGAATGCGTTCCAAAGCTATCGTGTATCATTGCAAAATCATAAATTCCTTCTGCATTTGCAGCAATAACACTTTTAGTTAAAAGAGAGGCATCAAGACTGTGTACAAAGTTTGGGGATATTCCGTTACGTTGAGCTCTTTTACACAGTCTATCAGTTTGTCCTCTAAAATGAACCCAAGTTGCTTTACCGCTTATTTTAGTTTTTACATCTTGGTGTGAGAAAGCTTTATAATCCTGTAAAACAGGAAAGCCTGTGGGTGTAGTCCATTTAATTACTTTATGATTTTGTGTGCAAACTTCAGAAACTTTTTTTAACCAATTCATACATTTAGTTGGTTTATCTAAAACCTCATTAATTGAGTTCCATACATGTTTAGCTAAATAACCTGTAACACGATACCTTAAATCTTCTGAAAAAGGATTGGGTATTTTTTTCTTACGTATCATATCTTGATACCATTCATCTACATAAGCTCTACAAGAATAAAATGTACCACCATATGGATAAACCATTGTTGGTCTTTTTGCTAATTTTCGGTCTATACCAAATTCTAACCAAGCTTTTGCAACATCATCACCTAATTGAGCATCTTGAATTAATTTGTTTTTAACTTTATCTGCTACAACACCATATATATCTTGTGGTATTATAGTATTAGCTACATTTGTATCGTAAGCTCCTTTTTCATCTCTCATTAACATAGATAATATTTGTAATCCATTGTTGGTAGCGTCCATAGATACAGGAAGATAAGTAGTTAATTTGTTTTCTTTAGTCCATATAGCCCATTCAAAGCACCATGCAAGAAATTGCCAAGGTTTATCAACCTCAGTCCATTCTGTATAAACTGTTGGATTATCTGCTATTTTTTGAGCCGTTTTTGAATAATCATAAGCCCATTGTTCTCTTTCGTCTAACGTAACTTTATCATTACCATATGTATTTGCTCCGTGTATTCCTAACCATTTTGCTTGTTCTTTTGTTTTAATTTTCATTGGTCTATTAAATTCTAATAAAGCACGGCTAGGGTCATTACCTTGTACATTTAAAAAACTAGGTATGTTGTATATTCTTCCTCTAAAATCACAATGAGAAGGATAAAAAAATCTTTCTTTTTGAAATTTTTCAGCTAAATGTAAAGTTTTAGCTATTAATAAACGTCTTGATTTAGTAGATAAATTTAAATTATAGATTTTAGCTGCTTGTCTTCTCCATTCTCTGTTAGATTCTTCATTTGTTTTTATATCAGTGGGTAAAGGTGGAAACTCTTCATCTTTTCTATTGGGTATGTCTCCTATATTTAAATTATTATCCCAACACCATTTCATTACATCTAAAACTTTTTGATTAATCTGCCAAGGAGTACGTTGTATTAAATTTACAGCTTCCATAGGTTCTTTTAAATGCTGAGGTATATTTCTTAAATATTCCATATTATTTGTTTTAATAAATGGTATTTTAGGTAAATAAATATCGGTAAGGTCATAGCCTCCTTCCCAAACATGCTGCCAATCTTTAGGAACTTCAACAGTTGGTAACCAAAAAGGTTCTAAAAGTTCTCTATCGTTATTATAGTCTTCAATCCATTGTAATAATTCAGGAGTAGCAGACACATATCTAGTTTGTCTCTTCTTTTTACCTTCTAAAATATAAATATATTCTATTATACCTGTTGTCATGCGCAACAACTCAACCATGTTTAAGCCCATGTTAAGCTTATCTCTTAAACTCCATTTAGACCATTCAGGCATACCACGCTTTTCTGTTTCATGTCTCATTGAGCCACGCACATGTCTTATTTTTGCGGTTTGTCCTTTACGTCTTTTAGCACCAAGAAGTATACCTTCAGATTTAGTTTCATTTGTTTCACATAAAAATCTACAACGTAGCTCATCTTCTATTCTAGCACCAAGATAAACGGAAACTTGTGATAATGGTCTTTTTTTTGATATGCTATCTATAACAGATTTTATAGCAATATATGATATAACTTTAGAAGACAGTGTTTCTGTATCTATTTGGTATTTAGCTTTTCTATCGTAGGTAGATACAGTTGTTTTCCATTCTTCAATAGCATCTGTAAATTTAGGGAGCATAGAACGCATTAATCG